ACGTTAACATCAATAGTTTTCGGTGCATTTCGAACAGTAACAGTGCCACTGTAGTTTGCCCCAAATCGAATACTTGGAACAGTAGTACCTATAGGAATATTCAATATTAAATCTGTTGTTGAGGTAGCACTTGGATTGATGTAAAGAGTTGCGTTGACGTTGGTGCCCGTAGTAAAATCACCAAGAGATCCGGCAAGATATCCTGAAGAAGTATGGTTCCAAGTATACTCCGAAGGAACTGTTCCTGTTAATTCAACCGCATTGTTTGATCCGTCGCTCATGAATTCACAATCAACGATTTGTGTAAGTGCTGTAAGAGTAAGTGAGCTTGCGGAAGTTGATTCATCAAACGTACAGCCGGTAAATGTTGCTCCACCTCCAGTTGTTAATCCACAATTAATGAATGTGCATGATTCGACGCTTTGGCTTGAACCAAATGTTGGCACTGCTTGAATCAATACATTAGTATCACAAATCAAAGTATTAACGGCAGACATGTCGAAATCAAAAGTCTGAGCACCATTACCTTTAAAGAGAGAGTTTGTTGCATCAAATGTAGCACCAGATCCTGTTGCAATAATTTTATAAAGGTCAGTTGCGGCCAATCTCTGATCATCGAAAATGATTGCTTCGTTTGCAACTGTGCAATATGTTGCCGTAGCACCAGAACCTATTGTAACGGCACCAAATATAAAAGTAGTATCACGAACAGTTTGAACTACACCATAATAAAGACCTGCGGATGCATCTGCACTGGCGATGGTTTCAAACGTAATAGGATCACCAGAAGTTCCTCCTGTACAAGTGTATCCGTCACCTCGCCACAGAACATCAGCAAAAGTATTGATTACGTTCCGAGGCTGGGAAACACGATTAAATTCATAACCGATCGAGGTTGTTGTCGTAGGAACTGTACCAGAATCCGGTGTCGCATCTAAATCAACGAGCACATAGAACCAACCACCTCGATATCTTGGTACACCAGAGCCAGAGTTTGTTCCCCCTGGTCCATCAAACAAAATGTAAGTTGCAGTTCCACCATTCAATTCGAAATCAATAAAGTCTAAGTCGGGAACGGCCGTGAACTGAAACCAACCACGAACATGATTTCCGGCAGACGTAAAACTTGTAGTAACGGATAGGGTTGCACCATTCGCTCGAAGTGTTTCACTAATTGAGCCATTTTCATCGATAGTCACATCTGGTTCAGCAGAACCTCCTGACCAGTTTGTAGTAGCATCTGCTGTATCGATGATTGTTGGAGTATTTGTGAGAGTAGGTACAGCCATTAGTTATACTCGTATGTAGCCCTGTCATTCCAAACTTTATCAAACTCTGCTGAGTTTTCTGCCCAAATAATTTCGAGATCTCCGTCAACAAATTCTTTTATTCTTTTAATTCTCCATATAGCATCAGACTTACTTGTGCCAGGCACTGCTTCACCTACGTAGGTAAATGAATTAGTCGCGTCTTCGTCTACTAGTTTATCGTATTGCACTTCTAAGTCTGCCTTTAGTCTATCAAGAATACTCAGAAAAGACTGAGCGACAAATTTCTTTTTCAATGGGTCGTATATAAGAACTGCATCGTCTACTAGACTTGTTATTGCCGCCTTGTCTACGTCTGCATTATCCACAATTTTATATGAACCACCACCGCCAAGAGATGATAATGATTTCTGAACATTAGCAAGAGTGCGTTCAACATTCTTGTTTACGGTGCTGGTGTTCTCAGTGAGTTTAGTGTTAAATTGTGCTAGAGCGTCTTCGAATCGTTCTCTATAATCGGGAGCGTCTTTTCCATCTTGTCCTGCTGGACCAGTCGCACCAACATCTCCTTTTTCGCCTCTACTACCTCTTTCGCCTTTCGGACCAATTTCTCCACGCTCTCCGGTAGGACCTCTATCTCCCTTATCACCTTTGACTCCTTTATCGCCTTTTGCACCAATTTTTCCAGGCCTACCTGCGATACCTGTATTGCCCTTTTCGCCCTTTAACCCTCTAGGACCTATTTCTCCTCTTGGTCCATCCTTGCCAGGAGTGCCATCAAGACCTTGAATTCCCTGTTCACCTTTTTCACCGCCTGAAGGACCGATTGGTCCCTGAGGTCCTGGTGGTCCTCCTGCTGGTCCTCGTTCACCAATATCTCCTTTGTCACCCTTTTCTCCTTTAAGAGTTTGCACTTGTTCAATCATATCTATAATACGATTTTCTAAGTCTCCTATCTGTTTTTGTGTATGTGCTATACCAAAAGCAGCGGTTACAACGGGATTAATTTTGCTCATTCAACTTGCTCATAAACCTAGTCATTTCTTCCATCAACTCATCTTCACCTGTAGGTATATATGTTTCTTTCTTTTCCTTTTTCTTCTTAGCGTCTTCTGCATCTTTCTGACGCTCAGTTTCACTCTTAGGCTCTACCACCCGCACTGGTGTAGGTTCAGGAGGCGCGTTCTGTGCTTCTCTTTCAGCAGCAGCTTCTTCTTCAGGATCTGGAATATCACCAGCAGAAATCTCTTTGTCAATATCTTTTTGCATTTTTTCAATGTCATCATCAGAAAACATAAGAACGTTTCGCATGACCCAATCTTTACTGAAGTATTCACCCACATACTGAGTGACTTCGTTCATTAGACCAATACGACTCTGAAGAATTTCTTGATCTTTTAACTCAGAGAAATGATTGTCTTTGATATAGTCAACGTAGATATCATCTTTCCATTCTTCCCAATCTTGAGCAGTGATGATACCTTTAAGGATCAACTGCTTCTTGAGAATGCCTAGAAATACACCTCCAAACCTACGACGAAGCCTGTCAATAAACTTCTGAAACTTTACTTCGTCTCGTGAGATTTCTGTTGAACGACCCAAAGAAAACTGGGCCTCTTGTTCCAGCCTATTGACAGGTACATTCAAACTACGATATAATCTCTTTTGAAAATAAATGATATCATCGATTTGACCCAGATTGTCGCCACCAGGAAGTGTAGAAATTTCTGTACCACGACCGTTTTCTCGTCTAGGTAACCAGAAGTCTTCAAGCATAGACATATGCTTTCGATCATCTTTGATCTGCCCAGTAGACGCATCATAGACTAGTTTGTTACGATACTTAGTCATGATATCTTTCATGTATTGATCGGCCTTACCACGAGGTAAGTTACCAACATCAATATAAAAGATACGTCTTTCGGGTGCTCGTGCTAAACGATAGATGACCAACGAGTCTTCCATCATACGCAATTGATTAATAGGTTTTAATGCTTTATGTAAGTGTGATACAACTTTCTTTTTAGTCTCATCTAGCAAGCCAGAAGTCACATAGCTAATCGCATCAGTAGACATCTTAACACCTTGAACGGTGTTGCTTCCTGGCTTCTCTTCATAGATGTAGTATTCTTCAATATTATCTACGATTTTAACGCCAGTCTTAGGATCTTTTTTGTACTTGACTTCACGAACCTTACGGATCTTAGCTGAGTCAATGTGTCGTATCTCTTGAATACCCGCTTTAGTGTTAGCCTCGTTGACTAGAAGATGATGAACAATTCGCCCATCAATATACCACGATCTAAAAATATCATGGCCTAAATCGTTAAACTTAATAAGTGAAATAATATTATCAAACTCTTCTTGAATCTGATCTTTAATTTTCTTAGGTGCTTCGATCTCATCTAATTTCAATTCTACCGAAGATTCTAACTCTGAAGCAACGATAGATTCACTAACAATTTCATCAATAGCCATATCTACTTCAGGATTCATAGCAACACCACGATAACGCATTATAAGTTGTGCATTATCTTTGGATTGATCACCATCCATATTAATATACTGACCATATGCGCCAGCACCAGTACTAATGTAACCAGCGGCGTCATCGTCAGTAGGAGGAACAATAGAAGGAAGCATTTTGCTCTCGACTTTCTTTGTTCGTTTCAGTTCAAATCCAAATAATTTCAGAAATGCGTTATCGTTGTCTGCCATACTTTTTCCTAATAATAATAACAAGGGTGCCCGCAGACACCCTGTTATTTAGTCTACTATTAACTAGTAGTATTTGACTCCCAATACTGGTAAGTAAACGATACTTCGAACGTTTCAACTTCACCACCATTGTCATACGTTAATGCAATATCACCAACAGATGTGGGAAAAGCACCACGTATGTTATAACGTTTGATTACAGACTCATCACGATCCAATTGATCAATGATAAGATCCGTTTGATAATCAACAGGATTGGTGATACCGGTGTTGGCTGAGTGACCGTTAATGCCATTCATCCAACGTTCCATAGAATCACGAACCTCAAAACCAGTATCATTTAAGATAGTTACTGTCCAAGGTTCGAAGGTTCTATCACCCGCGACATTCAGAATTCTGCCTCTGAATGGTACCGGTAATGCCTCAACTGTTGAAGCGGGTAACTGCGCTGCACGACACATGAAAGATGTTAATTCAACATCTCCAGCGGCATACGCAGGAAAGTTAATGGTTGCTTTGAACAGATTTGGTCTAGCACCACCACCTCGCAGTTTTGATTTAAAGTCATCGACTCCTAAAATTGCCATTTGTTATTTCTCCTTGTGGTCTTAAGCCAAACCTACCACTTCATCAAAGTCAACACCTGTACGAACTGCTACGAAACTCAAGGTTACGTAGTTGATAGAACGTGCTGGTTTAACATAGATGTCAGCGACAAATTGGTTGTTATCAATCACTTGCCCAGTATTGTTTGTTTCATCACAAACAACTCTGAAATCAGTGATCCCTCGTCTGCCTTTAATCTCTCTTAAGAAAGGTTCAACGATGTTAACGAACTCTGCTCTGGTAAACTCATCATTGAATTCAAACATTACGTTTTGAGCAGCAGATTTGATTGCACGTTCCATGACTAAAAACAGTCTACGAACATTGATACGATCAAACGCTGAAGGACGACCTAGTTTAGTCTTATCTCCAAAGAGTAATACGCCTTGACCAGGCAGATTTACAACAGGGTTAATACCCGCTTTGTATAAACTGTCTCGTTGTGATTTGGTTGCATTATACGCAAGTGAAGATACTCCGAAGTATTGACCACGACGATTACCCGCAGGTGAATACCAAGGTGCAGCATTACCATCTGTTGCAGCCATCAGACCAGCCGTAGAACTAGCAGCCGGAATGAAAACATACTCATCACTATACTTATCATAAACTTTCAAGAAGTTGTTGTCCATTATCAAGTATGATGATGAGGGTAACGTCTTAGCAAAAGTAGTGGTATTGGTTACAATAGTCTGTGGATTTTGTACATTGACAACATGTTCTCTTGCAGGAGATGCTACAACAACACAATCTTTACGTAGACCTCTAGCCGTACTTTCT